CGCCCTTTCCAATCCTGTGGTAAGGAATGGCAGTAGTGCTGGATCTATCTGCGATGTAGTTGTCGTTGTTGCCATAGTTTTTTATCCTACGATGATGTATTTGTAAGTCATGCCCGATACTGTATTAACTGGATGGCTAATAGTGGCACTTCCATTGGTTACTGCTGAAATATAAGGCTCTGTAAAGATGTTGCTTGTGTATCCGTTTGATGACAGATATGACAATGTTGCTATGACAGATGGTATTGCCGGTCTTGTTGGGCTTGTGCTTGTCGGTAAAGTTTCTAAAGAAATTGCTGTATTATCTGTTCGCCAAATAATTTCTACATAATCATTTTTTTCTAGTGCTACAAAAAAATTTAATGCAGCTATTAAATGACCATCTACAGATCCATGCCTATTTGGAACAGAATATCTACTATTGCTATTTGCTATATTCGTTCCATTTTTTCTAAACCAAACATCAATATCATGGATTGAATTATCTGTATTTACAAACTGTGCAGAAAACTGCAAATTGTATAAACCAGAATAACTAACATTCAATCGTGAGCTATTAGACAATGATGCTCCAAGACTATAGTCTGTGGTGCTAAATGTCATTGGATAAGCTACTGTAGTACTTGCTGCCGTTTGGTCTGTATCGTCTTGTACTGCTAAATATGGGTAATACGCAGTTGCTGATACATCATCTGTAGCCATCAACAGAATGACAGAATCTACACCAATACGAGCATCTGTAATTGTTGTTGTAGAAGCACCACCTGTCGCTAGAGTTACCGACCCTGTATTGTTGGTCTTGCCATTCATAATCCCATTGACTACTTCGGCAACACCTCGCTGATCTGCTCCAAATGGAGGCAAAACTCGAAACATTATCGGCTTCCTAACGGATTCATTTCTACATCAATCCCTACTGTGTTAGTCCATTGACCTGTAGGTGTTAATTGTAGACGATGATACCTTCCAATACCACGAATTGAGACTCTATTTTCGCTATCTGCTGCTGTCTGAGAGCCAAATACTACTTGATCGCTTAGAAGCCTTCTAGAGAACAAAGCAACAGATCCAGAGCCACCATCTACAATTGGTTTAGCCAATGTAATTGCAGAGGTTACTCCAGGCATTTCAATATCACCTGTTTCAATATAGGCTGTGTTGTTTGCGCCTGAAAATGTAATTATCTTGGTGTCTCTTACTCCAGCAAATTGCATTTTTCCACCAAGCCATACTCGGCTATCAAAACTAGAATCAATCTGTTCTAGGTTGCCAAATACATCCATGCCTTCTAGGTCAAATGTTGGTGTAGAAGATGATGCAATTCTGCTTGCAGTAGTAGTGCCACTAGTCCATTTGTTTGTCTGATAATTGTAGATAAGCAGTTTATCTACAGTTGCTGATGATTGAGAGGCATAAGCCCAAATAACTAGCTTTCTAAATGGGTCTACTGCTGCTGACATAAGGCTTAATGAGCCTTCGTCTACATCATTAAAGAAGTAGCGATTAACCTTTTCATTACCAATAGGAATAATCTGCTGACCATCGCAAGCATAGAAGCCATCATCTGATAGAAAGAATGATGTGCCACCATACTGAATAATAGAGTTTGCTTCGTAGCATCCTTGGTTTCGACTAATATTATCAAATTGGAATACTAATGGGCTACCAATATAGCTCATCCGATGAATTGATCGATCCATAAAGACTAGACCAAACTCGCCACCTGTAATGCCAACTACTGCGCCACCATCAGGAATATCTTGAAAGTCTGCTTGTGTAGTTGCTGAATTAGCCCAATTGGATTCATCTCCTAATGCTGACCATTGCACTCGGTTTGGATATACAGTAGAACTATTGATATAACCTGAGACCACAAAGTCTCGAACTACTGTTACATATCTTGCTTCTGGCGCATCTACTGCTAGGTCTTGGAATGTAGAACTAGTGTTTACATTGTATCCTTGCAGTCTGTTGCCACCATTGGCTGCAATTAAGACATTACCAAATTGGGTAAACCTCCACCTTTGATTGGTAGGAGTTGTATATAAAAAGGTTACTGTGCCTGTATCAGCAGTTGTTGGAATGTCCGATCCAGACTTTGTATAGGTAAATGTAGTGGTTGTTGGAACTGTTGCTATGGTTGCTGTTCCATTAACACCTGTGCTGCTTGTTGCAGTAACTGTTACAGAATCGCCTATAGAATATCCATGAGCTGCTGATGTTGTAATAGTTACTACATTGGTTGTTCTGACTACATTGGTGATTGTTCTGCTTGCCTTAACCACAGAATCCAAAGACAGGTCTGATGTATCTAACTTAAATAGTTTTGTAGCACCTCCAGCAAATACTGTGGTCAATCCTGCCGATGTTCTAGCAGCTACAACATTATTTAGGTTTTCGGATGCTGCGCCAGAGTAGTCCTCTGCTGCATTGATAGCACCATAGCCGATAGCCTTAGAAAAGACATTCTCTGCCCTTTGTAAGCCATTAGCAAGACCTGGCTGATCTGGAGTCCACTCTCCAAATGTGATTCGACTTATTGCCATGTAGAAGTTCCAATATTCTTATCTGTCCAAGTGTCTGAGCTAATGCTCGTAGGTGTCCATGTTGTTGCGCTTTCTGCCTCTAGAGTCCATGTATTTGTAGCACTAGGTGTGGCAGTCCAAGACTCAGAACCCTCTGGCTCTGTAGTCCATTCTTCTCCAAAGATTTTACCTTTGCATACAACATTAGACGATGCTAAAACAGAACCAACTCCAGCTAATATTCCGTATCCAGTAGCATCTACAAAAGCCTGCGCTACTACTGATCCTTGTCCGTCTGCTGTGTAACTAGCACTTGCAATGACTGTTGCAGAGCATCCAATTGAGCCTGTAACTGTTCTAATGCGGATAGAGTCTGCCGAAACAGAACCTGTTGCTGTGATAGCACCAGATCCACTAAATATTCCATATCCTTCTGCATTTGCGGAGGCTGTTCCATTAATTGCACCTGTAGATGTTCTAATTCGTATAGCTTCTACATTTGCGGAAGCGTTACATGAAACGGAAGCATCTCCATAATAGATGCAGGTGCTTGCAGAGTTCCATGCAGGATCGTCAAAAGAGACGAGTATTTGTTCAAGCGTTCCAAACTGATCTATGTCATCAATAGAAAACGCACCACAATAATCTGCTGGCATATTAAGCCAATGTTACTGTCAGACTTCCTGATGCAATTTTAAAGATGTCTGCTGTGTCAATTGTTTTGGAAGCATCTAACTGGGTGTGGTAATACATATTACCACTTGATACAGCATCCCAAATACCAATGTGTGTTATTGTTCCCCATGAACCTGTGGCTTGTGGGAATGTAATATCTGCATCGGTTGAACTTGCTCCGTTAGAAGGCGCACCAAAACTAGCCGATTGACGAGCATACGATCCACCGCTTACTTCTGTGCCTGTGCCTGCATCTGTAGGGTCTGCGGTATGCAGACTAACATAGACTGTAGCAGGAGATGTAAAGGTTGTTGCTCGTAGAGTCGCATTGATTAGTGCATCCTCTAGGTAGTTCGACATTTCAGCCATTTTGTTTCCTTATCGAGAAGTAATACGCATCTGTAGAGGGATACCAGAGTATTCTCCTCCTTGGTCTGCATCGGAGATATTTTTGATAGCTCGGTCATACAAGGTTGCCCATGTTTGTGTGCGAGCATCGTTGATTAAGTAAGGCTCTGCTTCCAACAAAGAAGCGTATAAAAGTGCGTCTGGATAGTTTGCTAAGAACACATTGCTTGCAGTTGTGTTCGACAGAATCGTAGGTTTAGCATAGTATAAAACCTCTAAGACATACGCTGTGTCTGGAATCGGTGCGAACTGAAACTCGGAAGCCAAGATGGTGTAATACATTGGCTTGCCATTCTCGTCTGCATAGGCATCTCTTGTAAATGCGCTAGGAGACATATAGGTTACTGGCATCCTTGGATTGCCTTGGATATGTAGATCACGAATCTCTAAGAAATCAGTAGGAAGTGCCACTTTCGGATCTGCGCTGACCATCGTAGCAGTAGCCGACTTTAACATCTGGCGAGTGCGTAGTTCCCTTTGGAGGCGCAGTTCTGCCATGTAGATAAAGTCAGGTATTGTCGATGTCAGATCAGACCGACCCAAGTAGCTTGCTACTGTAGTCTTTAGATCGCTGTAATTCGTAAATGGCATATTAACCCTTATTCTTTAGGCAGCTCAACATTGTGCCACCCATAAACATATTGTCCGATATGTCTGATGCCCTTGGATAAGTCGTGATCTACCCAAGTATCAAACCCTGCATCTTTTGCTTTAATGCAGAAATAAATATCCTCGCCTAGTAACTTATTGTTAGCAAGTTGTTCAAAGTAAAAATATGGTTCTTCCATTGCTTTGAATACTTTTGTATTCACTAGCATTACACCACATCCAATGCCATCGGCTTTTTCAATACCTGACTTCGCATTGGAGTAAATTGGAATCCAATCTACAGATTGATCTTCGTTTACTACAAAATTCTTAGCTGTCGGTTTTACAGGCTCAGATCGTGTCGTTGCATTAACACCAATAATGTCCTTGTTATGCGACATTAGGATCTTTAATGTGTCCTTTGGAAACCGCATATCAGCATCTACAAACAACAGGTAGTCTGCTTTAACTTCTACTGTTGTCTTTACTAAATTGTTTCTCTGATCGAATATCAGCGTTCCAGCACTCGTAAACAAGTCTATTTCGTGTTTTGTGGTCTTAATGGTATATGCACACATTGCCACCAAATCAAACGCTGTAGCGACCTCCATTTGCCCTCTAGCAGGGATGCAGATAGCAATTCTCATACCTGACCTCCCCTTGTGCGAAAGACCTGATTCTCAGGATCGTTCAGCCATTTCTTCATCGCCTTTTGATCGACAATAAAGTAGCCTCTCATAATGCCTTTTTGGTTAAGGTCATTGATGATTGCTAGGGGTAGTGATGCAATCTTGTTCTTTGGGTCAAACAACTCGTCTGACCATCCTGTTTTGCCAGGATTCTCGTTAAATTGTGCTTTGGTGTGGTCTATAAAGTCGGTTAAATCGGTTTCATGCTTGATGATAATGCCACCTTCGCCATCATCTATAACTGACCTAACCTCACCATCTACAGTTTCTAAGTATCTTTTCACAGTTTGATCCACCTATCAGGAATAATGTCGCTATCGTCTAGCCCATTGGTGAACCACTTTTTCGGTGCAACAACCTTCTTTCCATTTGCCAACCAAGCACCCCACCAACCATACGAGCTATTCGCTATGATATGGTTTTTAAAGGAAGAAAGCAACGCTAGGTCTTGCACAGGATTAGAGCATGGCATTACAAAATCTGCCCATTCTAGGTTTTCTGCACACCATTTCGGATCATCAGAGAAAACCACGAAAACGCTGTTAGGGAAGTTTTTTCTAGCCTCGGCATAGTAAGACTCATCCAACTGCACAAAAACCTCTGGTAGGCTCAAATAATCGCCTCTGCGGACTGTTACCGCTACCATGTTTTCGTCTATCTCAGACTTTGGCAGATAAAACTCCTTGCGGATCTCATCTTTTACAAAGTCAAAGTATTTCTCCGACTGCCAATATCCCACCATCATTCCTGATTTGGTGATTTCTTGGTAACTATGCTGTTTTTCCTGTATCGGCTCGGCAACATTATTTGTTACTTGAAACGATATAGGGAAAACCCCTAGTTCATACTGCCTATTTTTGTTTGTTTCGTAAAAAGTCGTATTTAACTCTAGGGTTTCCCCTAATGTTTTAGCTACTGCGTATCCTGCTGCGTATTGGAACATCTGGTTTCCCAGACCTCCCATGATGTAAACGATCATAGAAAAGAGGGTAGATTTTGTCTACCCTCTATTCTACTTATTATCTACCGATTATCAAGCAGATAAGTCGAAAGCTCCACCATGAGCAGCTTCGTTACGAACTTCTAAGGTCA